GGTTAATATTAAGAATCTAAATATTACAGGACTTGCAGATATTGATTTTGAAATTAGCATTAAACCATCGTCAAACGATGTGATTTCTGCATATACTCAAATCGCTGAAATTGCAAGAGACCATTTATATGTAACAGCAATCCCTGATAAGACTGCCAATGGCGATCTACGTGCAGGAACAAATTATACATTCACTACTAGCCGTTCATAATGACAAATCCTCGTCGCACATTATCATCGTTAGTTGCGAACCAACTCCCTGAGTTCGTCAGGGAGGATAACCAAACATTCGTCGCATTTTTAGAAGCATACTATGAGTATCTTCAAAATATGGATGGGAATGATTTAAAATCTCTTGGTGACATTGATACAACATTAGATTCATTTATTAAATATTTTAAAAATGAAGTTGCTATTAATTTTCCAAAACCTGTAATAGATGAAAGATTTTTATTACAGCACATGAAAGACCATTACCTTGCGAAAGGTAGCGAGGCATCTTTTAAATTTTTATTCAGAGTTCTTTTTGATAAAGATGTAACGATAGAATATCCATCAAAGCAATTACTTCGTGCATCAGATGGACGTTGGAATCAAGACGTATCAATTTTTGCTAAAGTAAATGCTGGTAATCCAGATGACATTATTGGTAGAATCGTTGATGTTGTTACACCAAATAGAATCATTAGACTCCAGATCGATAGAAGACAATATGTTGAAGTTGAAATTGATCGTGTAGTTAAAATTGCTGATGGTATCTACGAATTTTTTATTGATCGTAAATTTTTTGGAGATATTGCTCCAGGAGATAGAATTCGTTATGCAGATACTTTTGATGCTACTATTTTACCAACAACATCAAAAATCACAATTCAACAAAGAGGTAAAAACTTTAAACTTGGTGATTTGTATGAACTTAAGAATGGTGCTGGCGCAGGATCAATTTTAAAAGTTTCTGGTATCAGTGATATCGGTGCTATTACAAGTATTGAATTTGTAAAATACGGTATTAATTATGCAACCGACTTTACTGCTACATTGTTACCAATTGGTGGTACTTCCGCAACAAACGCTGGCGCAACAGGATTAACTATTGGTGGAGCAACTCCAAGTTGGACTGTCGCTTTAAATGAAACCACCAATGGATTCTTTGAACAAGGTATTATCAACACAACAGATTATAATACAACAGAATATTGGGATGGTACTTATGTTGGTGATGTTATTCGTGAATTCTTTGTGGATAACAAATATACAGTTTTAGATGCTGATGAACCTTCAATTATTAAAATCACTCTAGGCTCACTTGCAAAATATCCAGGATACTATACAAGTAATCTTGGATTCTTAGATGACGCTATTTACATTCAAGATAGTAAATTCTATCAAGCATTCTCATATGTTGTTAAGATTGATGAGAAATTAGAAACATATCGTTCTGCAGTTAAAACACTAATTCACCCTGCTGGTATGGCACTGTTTGGTGAATATGATATTAGAAATAACTTTGATACAGGAACTAGCCTAACATCTATGTTACGTTTCTTGGTGCTTGCTGCACAAGACGAAGCATTCTTAACAGATACTACACCAAACTTTGAAGTAACTAAACCACTTGCCACTCATTACTTGTATGATGGTACGACGGCAGATACAAGTTCATTTACATTAAGTGATACCACAGGAACAGATGGTACAAGAACAGTTCCATATTTAACTGTTTCTAAACCGCTGGATACTCATTATCTGTACGATGGTACAACGGCAGATACAAGTTCAATTACATTAAGTGATACTACTGGAACAAATAGTACAAGAACAGTTCCTTATTTTGGGTTTGGTAAATCTTTATCTACTCATTATTTGTATGATGGAACTACAGCGGATACAAATTCTGTATCTTTATCAGAAGCAACTATTTCTTATGGATATAGTTCATTGAGTCGTTTGGGTATTAGCACTCTTAATACAACAAAGGTGTTTAATTCCCCAGTCTATGATCATAAACTTTATGACAATACGACTCTAGATACAGATACATTTACAGTCACTGAACCGATACCTAATTTTGATATATCTAAACCACTTGATACTCATTATTTAAATGATGAGACAACAGAAGATACAAGTTCTGTTACAATGATTTCAGAAATAGGAACAAATGGTACAAGAACAGTTCCTTACTTTGTCCTAAATAAAGGATTGGCTACCCATTATTTGTATAATGGGACAACAGCAGATACAAATTCAGTTACAATGACTGGCAGTGGTGGGAAACTCTGGCTAAATGCTTATACAGATGCCCCTTATCCATATGACAGTTCTTATTTTGCAAACGATAGTGGAAACTATACAACAGGTGAAGAAACCTTCACTGGATAATTAATAAAAGGAGATTTCGATGAATTTAAAAGAAAATTTGGGAATTACAGGCGAATTGACCATTCAAGTTTTTAATTAAAATGGCGATTTAAAATCAGCAACTAAAGTACCTAACCTAGTTGTCACTAATGGTAAAAACTACATTGCCTCACGCATGGCTGGTGCTTCTGTAACTACAATGGGTTATATGGCTATCGGTACTGGTACTGCAACACCAGTTAATGGTGACACAAACTTAGCAACTGAAGCATCATCTGGAAGACAGTCTATGACTTTCGTTTCTTCCACTAATACTGTTACTGGCACTGCTACTTTTGCTGCTGGCCAAGGCACTGGTGCTATCACTGAAGCAGCTATTTTTAACTATGGCACATATGCTGCTAGCCCTTCAGCTGGTCAATATATGCTTTGCCGTACTACATTCCCACCTGTAAACAAAGCAGCTGGTGACTCTATTGCAATCACTTGGGTTGTTACAGTAAGTTAATTAAAAGAAAATACACATGGCTACATCTGCGTTAATGAAATCCATTCTGCATAATTCTATTGCAGATGGATTATACAATGAGGTTGTTACTAAAAATAGTAGATACTACTACTATTTGGGGAAAACAGTAACTTGGGATAACGATTTAGTACCACCATATCCAACAGATAGTGTAGCATATGAGTTTGCTTCACGTAATGATATTATTACGATGAAAGAAATTAAATCAACAGATATAGCGTATGTTATCCCACGCTATAACTGGACTATGGATACAATTTACGATCAATATGATGATCAATATTCTACTGAAGTTCAAGGAGTTAATTTAACTTCTGGCGGATATGGATATGGATCTGATCCATATGTTTATATTGGATCTAAAGGCTCGGTGAATTGGGTAGCATTAACTTCTTATGTTAATGGTAGATTGATTAAGTCTGGTACCAATTATTATATTGTGACTAATACAGGTATTACTGGTACTACTGCTCCAACTCATACAACTGGTTCTGTTCTTAATGGATCTGCAACGCTAAAATGGGTTTATGTTAATGATGCCAATGGTTCTGGTGCCACTGCAACATCAACACGAATAGAAGGAAATGTTGCTGGTATTACATTGACTGCAAGAGGATCGGGATATACTAGCGAACCAACTTGTATCATTGCTGGTGGTAATGGAGAGAATGCAGTTGGAAATGCAGTAGTCAATGTTTCTCCAAATGGATTTCAAAAATTAGAAGACTCATTATTCTATGTAGTGACAGATGAGTTTAATGTGTACAAATGTTTAGATAATAATCTTGGTGCACCATCTACAGTTAAACCAATATCAACTACAGTTGATCCTATTCTTCTTTCAGATGGTTATCTGTGGAAGTTTATGTATAATGTTCCTATTGCTCTTCGCAATAAATTTGTAACAGACGAACACATTCCTGTTGTTAGTGCTTTGCGCAATCAATTTTATTCTAATGGTCAACTTCAAACTATTCGTGTAGACTCAGGTGGTTCTGGTTATACTTCTGGAGCAATTACAGTCCAAGGCGACGGATCTAATGAAGCTGATCCATTATATTTAAATGGAATAACTATTTCTAGCGGTGGAGCAAGTTATACAAGTCCTACTATTTCAATTGATCCACCATTCACTGGTGTTTCTACTTGGCAACCAAGTACATTGGTTTTAACTGGACAGAAATTTTCATACAATAATAACATTTATGAAGTAGCTGTTTCTGGTACTAGTAGTACTACTGGACCAGTTCATCGATTTGGTGTAATATCAAATGGTACTGCTGCTTTTAAATATGTTGGCACACAAGCAATTGCCACTGCCACAATTAATGGTTCTGGTACTATCACTGCATTAACATTATATGGAATGTTAAGAACTATTCAAGTATTATCTGGTGGTTCTGGATATACTTCTACTCCAACTATTACTGTTGGAACCTTATGGACTGCATCAACTGCATACACTTTAAACACTCAAGTTTATTATGCAAATAATTTGTATACTGTTACGACAGCTGGAACTACAGGTTCTACAGCACCGAGTCATACATCTGGTGCTGTATCAAATGGTTCTGCCACATTAACATATGTTGGAAAACCTGCTACAGTAAAAGCCACTTTATCTGTATCCTCTATTATTCGTTTTGATATTACAGATCCAGGAATTGGATACAATGCTGCACCAACAATTAATATTGGAACTCAGTGGACAGCAAGTACTGCAGTTACTATTGGACAGCAAATTTGGTATTCTAATAGACTTTATACTGTTGCCACTGCTGGTACTACTCATGCCTCTACTGCTCCATCACATAATTCTGGAACAGTTAGTAATGGATCTGCCACATTAACATATGCTGGTGCTCAAGGTACTGCTACTGCAAGTATTAAATATGGCGCAGGATATTCTTCAAAACCAACTATTACTGTTTCTGGCGGTGCTGGTACTGGTGCCAATATTACTTTTAATACAATTGATTCTACTGCTAGATTAATTCCAATTTTTGAAAATGGACAGTTATCTACAGTTCAAATTGACGATCCAGGAATTGGATATACCTACGCTAATCTTAATGTAACTGGTGACGGAACAGGTGCTGCTATTTCTGCAGACTTATCTCCAGGTGATGTTAATACACTTCAAGCAACTATTGAGTTACTTACTGTTGATGGTCGTATTATGAATATTCCAGTTATTTCAGGTGGCTGGGGATATGGTGGAACACCGACTATTACTATTACTGGTGATGGTACTGGTGCTACTGCTTCTGCTGTTATTGAAAGTGGTGCTATTAAAAAGATTAATATGGTATCTTATGGTTCTGGATATCGTTGGGCAAAGGTTGTTATAGCAGGAACAGGATATGGAGCAAAGGCTAGAGCTATTATTTCTCCATATGGTGGGCATGCTAAAGAAGCACTAAATAACTTTTATGCAAGAACATTAATGTTCTATAGTAATATTAGCCAAGATAAAAATCAAGGATTTGCAGTTAATAATGATTATCGTCAATTGGGTATTATTAAAAATCCTAGACAGTATGGAAATACAAATAGTTTAACATCTATCTTAGCGTCTGCATGTTGGGTTATTTCTGCTTCAACAAGCACTACATTATTTCCAGCAGATTCAATTATTACAAAAACTAGCGACTCAACTCGTTTTAGAATTATTACAAATACAGGTACTGCTATGTTAGTTCAGTCGCTAGATAATGCAAGTATTAGTATTGGATCCAATTTTTCTTTGGGTAGTAATGTTTTTACTGCCAATGCAGTCACTGCTCCAACAGTAGATAAATATTCAGGAGACTTAATGTTTATCGATAATAGAGCAGCATTTACTCCAACTGCCGACCAGACAGTTACATTAAGAACAGTTATTCGTTTTTAAGAAATTATTCAACAGGATAAGATTAAACAATGTTAGACTTCAACACCGAAC